AGTGCGACCACTCCATGGTGCAACTTCAGGTTCATTGTCAACACGCAACATGTGTTGCCCTGATCGTCTATCTATGTATCTAGTTTTGGTTATGACTTCATCGTTAGTTATAAAGTCTAGATAGATTCCTAAGTTTTCAAAATTCTGTTTGACATTTTCTGCCATTCCTGGCACAGTCTTCGTTTCTGTAATTTTGATCACAGGGACAGGAGCTTCAGGACTTAATCTATCAATTGTTCCTATTTTATATTCATCAATACAACTATCACCGATCAGTAATACGTTGAATGATGTTTGTTGTTGAGTAGTTTTTGACAAGTTCATAAAATTTAATTTCTTTGCAAAGATGCTCACCCACAATAGGTTTGTGTTCGTAGTCGCTGCCCTTAACCATGACATCTGGTTGATACGTTTCCAAAATATATTCAAGTTCTGTTTCGTTATCAAACAACCAAACTGTATCAACACATTTTAAACTCTGAAGCATGAATGCCCTATCGGCTTGATTGTTGATTGGGCGAGTTGATCCTTTTAGTTGTCTAACTCTGTTGTCTGTGTCTATACAAACCAACAATTCATTGCCAAGGCTTTTGGCATATTCCAACATCTCTATGTGTCCTCGATGCAGTATATCAAAAGTGCCGTTGACAACTATTTTCATATTGAAATATATCGTTTAAGCAGTTCAAGATCAGCACAGGTATATGTTTGATATTGATTTTTCATTTCTTCAGGCATAGGTATGTATTCAATCTTGGCATCATATTTTTTAGCAATAGTTTGAGCCACTGACTCAAACGACACCGGATTGCCTGTTCCTAAATTCCAAATGCCAGTTTCTTTTATGTACAGGAATCGTTTATGAACATTGCACACTGTTTCCACAGGAACAAAATCTCTAAAATAATTTTCAGATCCTTCAAACAATTTTATGATGCCAGTTTCTTTTGCCTGTTTTTCAAATTTGTGATGTGGGCTGGCTTGATTGCCTTTGTGATCTTCGTGAGGACCATGCACATTAAAATATCTAAATCCTTGTACTCGAATTCCCCAGTCGGCAGCAAGGTGAGCAATGTATCTGTCAAACAAAAATTTACTCCACGCATACGGGCTACGAGGATCCGATGGTGCGCTTTCGTTGAAATTTCTGTTTAGTCCATACACGCTTGCAGAACTTGAGTATTGTAGATTGACTTTGTGTACTTTGCATTCATTGGCAATCCATCTGCTGAAATCGTAGTTGTGTTGCATTACCAATTCAACATTGGTTTCAGTTGTTGAAGTTATTGCACCTAAGTGTATTACCCAATCTAGTCCGTTGACCTCTGGCAAATGATCACCAGGTTCGTAAAATGACAGAGTATGATCAGATAGTGCTTTGGTCATGTTCTGACCAATGAATCCTTTATGTCCGGTGATCAATATTTTCATTCAACACCTTTGATAGTTTGACTATCGCCTTTTGCTACTCGATAATTGTCTTCTACACTGTCCGCTGTGCTCACTTCAATCAAAATGCCTTCTTCTAAACACACCACTTGATGCGGAAACAGCGGAGGATTGTGCCATACATCTCCAGGATTCAACAATGTGGTGTGCTGACTAGCATCCTTGGTGTCTATGTAAATTACCTTAAATTTACCATTTAGCACATACCAAGTTTCATCTTTTTCAGAATGAAAATGCATACTGAATCGAGCATCTTTGTTGAACTTCAGCAACTTGCCGCAGTATTTGTCATTGCTGGCAAAGATAAATTCATGTCCCCAACCTTTGGGAACAAATCCTGATAATTGTGTCATTCTGGCATCTCCCTAAATCTTAGTAAAAAACTTTCAACATAACAACTGTATTCGTTAGGTTCCGTTGTACTTTCTCTAATGTAATGTACCCAGACATGACCTTCAAGTTCAATAGTGTGCAACACATGAAATTTTTTGCCGTAGCCGTCAGTCCACTTGCTGCCATCTTTTGGTATTTTCATAATTCTCCACTCTCTGCTAATTTTAACATTAGACTATAATGTTCGTAAGCCTTTTTCACTGCTGGGTATCTGTCACGCAGTGCCCGTTCACGTTCTTTTTGTTCCATCAGTGTTTCAAACATCCGGTAATGACCTTGTTTCTTCATGTTGTTAAAAACCTCAGATTCAAAGTCTGCAATACGTGCTAATTCACTTTCTGCAATCTCTACAGTATACAACGGTTCGCTATCAACTACAACGTCTTCGTAAACTCGATTAAAATCCATAGGATCTCTAAAGTAATTTATATTGATTTTGCTATACCGATGTGCCCGCTTGTTTGTGTCTCGTACATTAATACGATGTTGTTGACAAAATTGTTTTATATTTTCATTGGTCATTTTATTCCTGCCTCTCGACAAATTTCTTTTACCAATGCAATATCTGCAGGTACCTCTTTAAATTTGCGCAACCAAAATGGTATGTCAAATGCCGGAGCAATCATTTCCAATTGCTCGTCATTCATGTTGCGAATCATTGCCTGGCCGGTTACTGTATTTAAAATAACCCACGGACTAATATGTCCATTTCTGATATCATGCACAGCCTTGTTTAGGCTCACATAGTTAAAATAATGTGAAAATTCTGCGTCATGTTCGTCTGCCCATTCCATCATTGTTTGCAAAGATCTTTGCACTGAACTTTCCACGGGTTCTGTTTTTATCACTTCAAACAGATACTTTTCGTACAATTCATCTCGGCACCAGTGATCCAATTTGATACCACTCTTGATCACATAATCTATGAATTTAGTTGGATACAACGGATTGACATTGTTGATAAAACTTCCAAACTTGACAAATGCATTGTAGTAGGAAGTGTCGCAAAATTCTTCGTATGTTTTTTGTTTCTTACCGCCTTGTGCTATTTGCCAAAATCGGTTAAATGCTAGATACCCTGCTTGAACACGTTTTTCATCTCGCTGTAGAGCACGCCTTTTTTTCTCGCACATGTGAGCAACAAGAGTTTTTTCTTGCATAAAACTCTTGCCGCAATGTACACAATTGTAAGGTTGATCTACCAGTGCTATCATTCATATTCCTTGCGCTGCTTTTTGTCAAAGCCCATCTTATCAAACAGTTCTGTACAATCTTGTTTGTCCATCATACCTGCCATCATTTTTATTTCGTCCATCTTCATAGCAGGATATATTTCACACAACAATTTTTCAATCTTGTTGGGTTTTTCTTTTTTTCCGGCTGCAAGATACGGATGATAAAATGTAGATCCTATGCCTATGGCAGCATACAGTTTCCATAATAGACCCTTGTGTTTTGCAATATCAAAATGATTTTTGTTCACAAGTTCATTTGTTTTTTCAAGAAACCATTCTTGTACATCTCTGTTGGAATCTTGTACATTACTGGTGTAACTCATCAAGATGTAAGGACCAAATGCTTTCTTTTCTTCGTCAGTTAACTCATCATAAAAGTCATAAACTTTTTGATCTACTGCACTCAATTGCCGTTTAATATCAAGTTTTACTGTCATTGTTTTTGCTTAGATAATACAATACTTTAACACGTTCCATGGCTTCATGCAATACAGTATCATGCCGAGATGCTTCAATTATGCTGCCCCATAGTATTTTTTCTTCTCGTAGTGTTACACTGTAATCTCTTCCAATTTCAACTCGACTACTAATAGGAGAGCCAGATTCTCGAGCATAGGTAATACCGTCTGCTTTTTCATAAACATATGTTACTCCTGGCTTGAGCGTTCCCATATTACCAACATTTTGTATAATCTACCAGCTCGCTTTGTCGGCTGACTTCTTTGACAAAATAAGCACAGGTCGGTTTTGATCCAGCATGTAACGGTGTACACAACAACTGGCCTGGGCGCATTTTAGGAAAATACCATTTGACATCTTGGTAGACATTTACAATATCTATTTCTAAAAATTCTGGTCTAAATCCACTCAATGGATTGAAACAAAACGTTTTGAATCCACGATCGTTTAAACTGGTCAATGGCAATATCTCCATGTCAGGTCCTTCTGGATCTCCAACAATTGTACACCAATCCAATGGCATGGTGAGTTCGTTGGGACCAATTCTCAGCACCACAGCTGGACCTGTAAAACTTTCAAGAAAAATCAATGGAATGAAAAAATAATCAGGATTGTTGCTGTCGGAATTGTCCAACACTGAAAATCTCAAGTCATCATCAATTTCATCTGGCAGTTCGTTAAGAAAAAATGTTTTGTCTTCTAAGGTTAATATTTGCATTATATGTATTTTACTTTCTCAATTGTGAATGGATATTTGGCTTCTTTATAGAACTTCTTGCGTTCTGTAAGATGCCTCTTCGCATATTTCGTGCTTGCTGTGAGATCCCAGATCTGTACAAAGTCCTTGTCGTCTGCTTTTCTAATGCCTCGCCCAATGCTTTGTATAACGCGGACAAAGCTCTTTCCGGGCTCCAAAAGTACCAGATTAAAAATACGGGGGATATTAATACCCACAGCGGCCACACCGTAAGTCGCCACAATAATCTTTTTATCAGAAGTTGCAACTTCGTCATATTCTGTTTTCCTATCTTTTGTTTTTACTTCTCCTGACACAAATACCGCGTCAGGATTCATTTCAATCAATGCTTTGCCTGAATCAATTCTATTGACCAGTACCAGTGTATTGCCTGTTTCGGCAATGCCTTTGATCATGCTACTGATGTAATTCATCCTGGTGCTATCGGTGACCAAGTATTTTAATTCTTCTGCATATCCGCCAAATTCTTTCCATTCAGCAGTCTGTATAATATTCACATGACAGTTGCTCAATACTCCTGATTCTTGCAATGTGTGAGCAGCAACTCTGTTTACTACCTCACCTAAACTTGCACGAATACTTTGAAATTCGTGGTCTGCTTTTGGTACAGTTCCAGTCAAACCCCAACGTATAGGAGCCTTGGCAAGATTGCGAGTCAACAAAGTTTTTAGTACTTCTGCCTTTGCCATGTGTACCTCGTCAACCATGACACAGTTGACATTATCTAACAATTCTGTCAGACGAGCCAACCGTTCTTCACCGTCAAATTCCTTGGAACCTTTTTCTAAAATGTTCAAACTTTGCCAGGTGCAAATAGTATGTGTTCGATCTAGATTTTTTCTATCGCCATAGTACACACCAACGTCTAATCCGCAGTTGACAAAGTCTTCTTCAGTTTGTTCAACTAAACTTTTATTAGGAACAATGGTTACAGTTCGACCGTATTTTTCACAGATTTTTGCCAAAGTTGCGGTGGTAATTGTTTTACCAAAGCCGGTGGCAATTTCTTGAATACACTGCGGATTTTCTAAAAATTTGTTAATGACTTCAACTTGGTCATTTCGCAATCGAATAGGCTGACCAGCAAAGCGATGACCTTTGGGCCATGTTTGATCACCCCAAAAATCCTCAGAAATTTGGTCAAAATTCAGACAAGTAGGATCACGTAAATCTTCAAGTTCAATATAGTAGTTTTTACTTTCCAGGTACTCCAGCACCTGTGGTAACATTGACAGATATGTTGTGCCGCCAAGTCCAAAGAAACTGACAGTACCGTCCCATCTACCCAATTTATAAGCAGGTCTAAACCGAGCAGTAGGGTCTTCATACTTGAATTTTTTGACCAATGCTTTACGAGCATCAAGATCTAAATTTTCAATCTTGATATTAACCTCGTCTTTGATAACAATTTTACATGAAGCCAAACTGCAA